GACTTCTACCTGTGCCATGTCGGCCTCCTTTATCGTCTTAGTTGTGGGCGCGTCTGTCCCATTGTGCCTAGATTTGCTGGGCGTGGTTTTGGGCGTGGCGATGTTGGCAGGGCGTAGTTTGGTGCCATTTCATCAGCCAGTTTATTATTTGCCATTGCGCGATCCATGTCGGACTGCGTCATTGACGGCTCCCGCTGCGTTGGGATTGCCTGCGGCATGGACATATCAGGTGGTGCGCCTGTGCCGAAGTCTGGACGGCCCAATGGTGCGCTGGACGCTGGCATATTGCGCTCCATTTGGGTTACAACTTGCGCGATGGCTTCGGCCTGATCGTCTTCAAACAGGCGAACATTTGAAATGTCTTCGCCACGGGACATTGCTGCGTTCAGCTTTCCCTTTGCGTCATCAACAAGAGACATTACCTCGTTGAATACCTCTGGATTTTGCCGCAGAGGCTCTGGGGCTTTTAGTATTGCTGAGATGTATCTCTGCATTAGATTTATCTGTGTGTTTGCCATGTTGGTGTCCTATGTGGGAGTAAGTCCAAGATTTGTAATTTGTGTTAAATTGTGTATGGCTTCCACCCCGTCTGGGTATTTAACATAATAAGTCCCGTCACCATTATCACGGACTATGTAATCATCTTTTTCTGATGCATTGTAATCAAAATAATTGTCTAAGACAGTAGGCTCCTCAACAGCCGCAGCCTTCCTGAATGCCCGTGGGTTTATGCGTCTATACGCATCAATAACGTCTTGGGGGGGAGGCTTGCCGCCCTGATTAAAGATGCTGTTTGTACTCTTAGCCAATCGCTCTTGCTCTTGCGCTGCTGTGAGATTGCCCTGACCAGTTAAGACTTGGCCCATAGTTCTAGCGTCTCTGCCAAATTGCCTTGCAAAGGCTTGCACTGGCTGTGGCGTTAAAGCTAGACCCGCATCCCTAGCCGCGCCAGTAAAACCCCTTACAAAAGCGCCCGGCATTCCACCACCCTGCAAGTATTTTGCAGCCCCAGTGGTTTTCATAGTGTCCATATTGCCGCCACGCGCTGCCTCCGCAACTACTGAACCCCGTGGCAATGCGCCAGCAGCGTTGCTGATCCCACTGATGAAGTTGTTTCGATTGTCATAGGCATTGGAAATGCTGTTGTTTCTATTCGCCTCGGACGCTGATTTCCCTGCCGAATATTCGTTCTGAGAAATGTAATTATCGTTGTCCGTATCCAAGTTGGCGGCACCCCCTCCGCTAAACTGTGCGCCAGATTTACCCGGCCCACCGCCGTCAAACATATCGCCAACGCTTTCATAGCCAAGAATAGCATAGGAAGGCACACCGTCTGGCCCAGCAAGTACGGGCGCATCATTTCGATACTCTTGCAGCAATTGCTCCTCGGACGGGTTGATATAAGCCAGCATGTGCGGCTGATTGCCAATCACCGTCTGTCGTGGAACCATATTTGCAAACGCGCCGTTCTGTCTATACATTTTGTCGTTCATCACGCCATTCCCTGTTGTTGGGGTGGCCCCTGCATGGGGGGCTGCTGCGGTGCGGAAACTTGTGCGGCGTCTGATATGGCCGTCAAGGCACCCATTTCACCAGCGCCCATGCGCTTGCGAATTTCTGCCACTTTATTCATTAAATACTTATTCATGTCTATGGGTGGCTGACCCCCACCTTGGGAGGGAGGTGGGGGCTGACCACCCTGCGCTTGCTCTGTCGGCTGACCGCCGAAGGCCGCAGGATTTATCGGGGGCAAATTATAGGATTGCGGGGGGTACATTCTTCATTGCCTCCATTTGAATTTTCGCGGCGTTCTTCTCTCGCTCAAGCTGCAATTCGGCCTCCAGCTTTGTGACCTTTGCCTGCAAGTCGGCCTGCGCCTTTGCCATTTCGATCTGCATATCCTGACGCGCTTCAGCCTGCTTGATCTCAATGTTGGATTTGGCCTTGGCCTGATCGGCAGCAATTTGCGCCTGCGTTCTGGCCGTGAGGGCTTCGGTCTCCAGCTTTGCCAATTGCTGCGCGTATTCCAACGGATTGCCCTGACCCTGTTGCTGCTGACCCACGCCCCTGATGGCTTCGATCTGCTTCATCTGGGGTGCGGCCCTGACCACTTCTGCGGCCCGTTGGCTGATAATGCGATCCTGCTCTGGATCAACATTCTCAAACTTGAAGTCGGGGTCTTTGAAGTTTGGCAGTGGCGGCAGTTCCATTGCCACGCCTGCCTGCATTCTGAGGCGATACAGAAGCGCGATATGCTCCGCGATGTGGGCAATTAGGATCGGCTGCATGGTCTTAGCGCCGGGGTTGCCTGCCAAAGATGGGTCTTGCAAAAATTGCATATGCACCGCGATGTGCGCCTCATGGTCTTGCTCAATGAATGCACGAATTGGCTTGCCATACATCACGCTCATATTTTCATCGATGCAGTCCATCTGGACAGCTTCTTCTGGCTTTTTCAGTATTTCATCGATGTTCTGGATGCGGATCGCCTCGTACATGCGCTTGTACGCTTGGTACATATCGTGAAGTTGAGGCGCGGCCTGCGCCATTTGCAGAACGGCCTGTGCCTGCGCGATGCGCTGGGCGGTGCTAAATATGTTGGGATCGGACACAGGCACGATGTCAATGCGCTCATCAAAGTCAGCGGCATAGATCGTTTCGGCTGCGCCAGCGCGTGAGAACGTAAACTCTTCTGGCAGATTTTCTGCGTTTAGAGCCGCCAGCATTTTAAATTCTTGGCCCTGCGCGTAGTGCAGGCGCTTGTGAATTGCGCTGAACGCCTTTGATCCCTGCTCAATCAGGGCCACGGTGCTGCCCACTGGCGCGTTGGGATTTACGTCACCGACATTGAGATCGGCTGTGGACGCAAAGCGTTGTCCCGCATCGACCATAAAGCCCAGCAGATTAAACAGCGAACCTGACGGCTCCTTAAACGGCAGCGGCATAATGGCCTTCGTCACGTCATCGACGGTACTGTCGAGATCGACAAATTCACCGGGAGATACTTGCAGATCGCCGCCAGTCACACGGCCACGCAGCTTGAACCCGCCCTGCATATTTGCGAATGCGGCACTGTCGAGCAGGGCGCGAAGCGATCCTGTCGCCGCTTTGCCCAGCCCACCGATCATGTGATAGAGGCCAAAGCCATAAAAGCCTAAACCCGGCAGGAACTTATACGACACGAACCAGTCGCGGCGTTTCTTTAGCTCATCGTCTTCGCGCCAATTGCGCCTGACCGACACGATCTTTTGATTATCGTAATCGATTGTGATGCAGTAGGGCAGGGCGACAGCGTTATCGTCCTGATCGTCCTCATCCATTTCCTCGCCATCAATGCCGTCGAACAGATCATAGAGGTGCATTTCCAGCAGTGTGATTACATCATCGTTGTTGTCGTATTCATCGACGCCCTCGATTTCGCCGATTACGCTGTCGGCTGGATCGATATCTTCGCTGCCGTCATCGGTTGTCTGGAGGTAGTAGCCGTTTTGGACGTAGCGATTATATTCGTTTTTCGGCATTCTGATGATGTGTGTGTAGCGTGGGGATGTGTAGAGGTCTTTGCTATCTGGAGCCACGCAGAAGTCTTCGGCCTTGACGAACTGGCTGCACTGCCTGTCGAGGTTTACGTCCCACCAAACCTTTTTAAACGTCTGGCCGACGAGCGGTAGGTGAAACAGCATTTGATCCAGATCGGGAAAGTATTCGGGCATTTCCTCTGTGATCTGGTAATTCATAAATTCTCTGACCCTGCGGCCCTGCTCTTCAATTTCCTCGTCTGGCTGACCAATGATGACCGACTTGATTGGGCCACCTGACGGATAAAGCTCTGCGATGGCCTTGGCATTAAACTGGGTTGCCGCTTCTGCGATCAGGGGGTGAACAACGATAGACAGGCCACGGGTGGCCCTCTCGTCTTCGCTTTCATCTAGCCCCCCATCTGGGTCTAGGGTCTTGAGGCCAGCCTTGTATCGGGTTTTCCACTCGTCTCTGGCGGCTTCATCGTTCTCGTAATACGACACAAGCTCCGCGCCCTTGGCCGATAGCTCCCGTGCGTCGATCTCTTCTGCGAGGTTTGCATCAAAGCCGCTGTCGCTTTCTTCGATATCGTCTAACTCTGGATCACCGATTAGCACGTCACCGTCTGGAAGGGTCTCGACCATCAGGTCATCTGCGGGTGCGCCCTCGGCAAACGGGATTACATTTGGATCAGCCATATAGAGTTATCCTTTGCGGTTC